TAAGCAACTTGCACTTGAGTTAAACATAGGAGTGTTACTCCTCTCTCAAGTAAATCGTGAGGGTGCCAGAAGAGAAGGTGGTCTAGCAATCTACGACCTCAAGGATTCCGGCGATATTGAAAATGATGCGGACGTAATCATTCTTATGTGGGCAGAAAATGATGACGTGGAAGCATCGAAAAGACTTGACGGATTAGGATCTTATATCAGTATGAAATACAACGTAGCAAAGAACAGAGAAGGAGAAAGAGACGTGAAAGGTAAGTTCAAGTTCTATACTACCAGAGGTATATTTGTCTAAACTTTGATGTAGGTAGTCCGCCTATTAAGACGGCGGTGGGTTCAATCATATTCCCTTTCGCCGCCTACATCTTTTAATTTATGAAAGTCAAAGAAAGAGCAGTCGCAAGAGGACTGGAAAAACTCTATCCCCAACTTGGTACTTTGGTTGAACCAGAGGATCAGTTCAGTCCATTCGATTTCGAGTGCGACAAATACATTATCGAAGTGAAGTGCAGATCTCAAGCTTGGGATCCGTGGTTCATTGAAGCCATCAAGTACAACTCCAATATGGAGATAGCAAAAAATCTCAAAAAGGATTTTATTTTCTTGACGGAAGTAAACAAAACTGTTTATCTTTACAACATCAGCAAATTAACTAGAAAGGATTATGATTTCAAATGGACTACGAAACTATTACCGAACTCCACAGAGTTCACAAAACAAGGGAAGTCGGAGAAGCCAATAGGATACCTCTCGGCAAAGGACGCAACTATTTTACATTTATGAGATTTCATATATTCAAGGTTCCCGAAATCTATATACTCCCTTCTTTATTCTTAGAAGTGGATGGACTCAAAGGGGACAGAATAATCTGGCTATCAGTAGGGTTCTTGAACTTTACATTAAGTCTACAAATAACTAAAAGATAATGAACGCAATGAGTGAAAATACAGAACGCCTACAAACTCGCATTGATATGATTCGTATGGAGTCACGTCAAATATCTTACCGCATAGAAGCTCTTGAAGAACGCCGCAAGGAGTTACAAGATCAGAAGAAGCACCTCAAAGAATTACTTTCTAATATGTCTTAGTTCTGTTAGTTCGGTTATTGTTAACCATTATCTACTAGCCCTCACCGTTTTTTATGTTTTCCGGTGGGGGCTTTTTTTATTCCCCAAAGAATTGTTTAAAGGATTCTTTATCTCGTATTATATCTATAACCCTTTTGGACATTACACCTTTTTCTATTTGGTCTTGAATGTAAAGAGGTGCTTGAAGAGGCGTTAAATCTTTTATCTTTTCCGAGTAGTACTGAGCTCTCTTAGCTACTGTAAGATTTTTTACTTGTCTATCTATAGATGTTATTCCCTTGGCTTCATCTTCTAATTTACGCTGAACTCTAGTTCTTACAGCATCATCAACATCTGGTCTAGATAACTGCTCAACAAGTACAGATTGTTTTTCCGCATCTGGTGCTTCTTTATATCTAGATATTATTTGACTAGCCACCAATGAAGCTTTAGCTGATTCAGTATTTTCTTGTTTCTCTAAATTATGTATAAGTGCTCTGTCACCAGTTCTCTTTTGGAATACATCATTGAAAGTTCTTCCGTAGAATCTTCGCAAAATTGGCACATCACTTCTATTTATTTTTTCATTTTTGTACATCTTTGAAGTTACATCAAGTAATCTTCTTACTGTTTGACCGGGACCTCCAGTATAAGTCTGATACAAGTACAATAAATTCTCTGGAGATACTTCGTAACCCATATCAGCTAATTGATCAGCTAAAGTCATAGCTAACTCGCCGCCAAATGTATCGGCAGTCCAAGGAAATACTTGTTCAGTTGCACTAACATTTAGAGTTTCCAATCGACTTGGTCTAATATCTCTACCTAATCCATCTTTATTCTGAGCTAACTCAGTCATAGGTCTTAAGATAGTTGGAACTGGAGAACCACCCATAGGATTGTATGAATCGATAACTGCTTGACCGAAGCTTGCGGCAACTTCTTTTACATTATTTAGTTCACCGTCTTGTCTAGCAATACGCTGAGTTAAATCCGCAGCCATCTTGAAAGGAACCATTGAGTAACCGATAGGTATTGATAAGTAATCTAATGTTCCGTCTGCGTTCTTTCCCTTTACGATAGTTAAATGCTTGTCAATCTTCCACTTAGGAATCTTTTCTCTGTAATTTTCATCTATCATTGAGTTGTATTTATCAAGAGCTGTAGTAACAGCTATCAATCCGCCACCTACAGTAGCTGCAACTCTAGGCTTCTTAATACTTCTCAAGAAGTTTTTAGCACCTTGGATAGCTGGATTAGAGAATAGATATATTGCTTTTATTGCATCACCTTCTTTACCTTTTAATTTAGGATCAAAGGAACTGTTACGAGCGGCAAATGCAGCTTGATCTCTAGTCATACCAGAAGCTAAACCATTTCTATATGTAGCGAAGCGAGTAGAATCCTCAACGACTTCATTGATGTTATTAATCAAATCATTTAAAGCTTTAACTTTACTTTTGGTAGGAGCATTAAGTTTCTTGGATAATTCATCCATTCTTTTTTCAATGTCCTTGATTGTGCTCAAACCAAGTCCTCCAGTACTTCCTCCGTCTTCTTTAAATTGTTTATATAGTATATCTAGTTGCTGTTGTCTTGGACTGTCAGCCTTTCCTCCGAATAGATTTCGTCGGATAACTCTCATATCTTCAATGGGATTAAGAGTTTTGAGTGCTTGAAGACCTTTCATCTTAGCTAGATTATTTACAAGAGCTTCTGAGCGGTCACGGAACAAATTGGGTACAATGAACTCCGGCGAAAGTTTGGTGTACATACTACCAAGGAATCTATTCATTCCGTACATAGCTTTCATTATAGATGGAAGCTCTCTGTTATTGGAACCCTTGAATACTTGAGCGAGTGTAGGATTATCGAACTCTACAAATCTTCTTTCACCATTTAAGAAAACGGTTAAGACATTTGAATCAGCTTTTTCGTAAATAGGAACCTTGACAGACTTTGGTTTTTTGCCCAAGGATCTAGCTAGTTGAGCCTCTTCGGACATATCTTTTACTAACTTAGTTCCGGTTATCTTAGGCTTTCTTACTCGAATGCCCATATCCTTAGCTTCCCTCTTATTGCTCATAAGAAGTCTTACAAAGGATTGATTTGCTTTGTTTACTTCAGCTCGGCGAATTGCACCACCTAAGTTATCTACGATATTCTGTGAAATATCTGCAACTTCTCTCTCTGAACCAAATGCTCTACGCACACCGCTTTGTAGTGTTTCATATCTAGTAGAACTAGAAGTTAAAATCTTTCTAGCATCTGCTACATCGTCTGTATCCATTATACGATTTAGCGGTACGTAATCTGGAAAATCCCTACGAAGTCTATCTGCATCTTTAGTTGATATAAGTTGACCTTCTTCGAGGACATCTAATATTTCTTTTGAAAGATTCTTTCTGTTATCTATAGAGTGCTTAAGTGTTTTATCCAAACCTCTTTCTTCAAACTTACTTATAATAGATTTAGCTTCCTTTGTTGAAATCCCAGCAGCTCCATCTCCGCCGAACTTTAGACGATTAGCCTTATTATAAGCAACTGCGTGTTTAGCGTATAAATAATCATTAATACCTTTTGATAACTCAGCTGTTGATTTGCCAATTTCATCGGATTTATTTAATAGAAATGCAACATCAAGATTTACTTCTTCTTCTATTCTTTGAAGCTTATTATCAATCTTTCCTTCGGCTAATCTTCTTTGTAGGTAGTAATCCGTTGTATCTGAAGTAACCTTCAGTTTGCCACCTTTTGTTTTTAACTGACCACCAGCGGATATATCTTGCAATAGCTTTGCTCTAATAAATTCATCATCGTACTTTTCTCTGATGCTGATTCCAATATCTTGGTATCTTTTCGCTACCTCATCAGAGAACTCCTTAGATGTTTTTTCCACTCCATCTACAATTATCTTAGCGTCTGGATCACCTTTACGAAATGCTTCAGTCAGATTACGAGTAGGCATACCAGCAAACTTAGTGTACGCTTTTTCAAATGCTTTTCCAGTGAGTCCTAATCCTCCACCGAGAACAGCCCCAGTTATTCCAGCTTTAGCTAGTTCTTCCATAGATGGAAGTTCATCTTTGTTTACAATAGCTTCTACTACTTGAGCTCCACCAGATATACCAGCACCGATTGCGGCTTGAGATGCTATTCCCTTGACTACGGATTTACCAACTCCGACTCCCGGTATAAGGTTTATCAAAGCATCTGCTACCATCTGACCTTGGTCTAACTCAGCATTGGGGTCTACTATATTTTGGCGTACTCTAGAACCTAGTGCACCTCCGCCAAGAGCTCCTACTACGTAGCCTATGCCAGCACCAACAGCTGTTCCTACTCCGGGTAAGAAAGCTGTACCAATGGCTGCACCAGTTGCCGCACCTCCTAACCTAGACGCTTCTGATATAGCAATATCTGAAACGAATCCAGCACCAATTTTTGCTAAAGAAGGTTCCTCTACATCTTCTAATAAAGATAAATCTATTTTAGATTCCTCGGTATCTAAAACCTCTGAGTCCAGTAAAGATAAATCGATACTAGACTCTTTTTTTGAAGTATCATCTTCTAGTAAAGAAAGATCAATGGACATTTTTAGTTCCTCTTATCTGATGGTCTAACGAAAGTTGGTGTCCTAAATAAATCTGATTCAATATTAGTAGCAATCATTCTGCCTCTAGGACCTCTAATATACTCTATACTTGGTGCTTCTGCTTCCGTTTGAATTAATCTACCTCTAGCTGTTCTTGTAGCTTCTTGAGGTTCGCTTACAGCAACTTCATCTTCCTCGATTAGCATTTCAGTAGGCGTTGGTTGCTTCAAATATTCTAAATAAGATGGTATAAAATCTGTACTTATGTTTAATTTTTTAGCCAATCCTTCTAAAGCTTTTATTGAGTCTGGGTTATTTGGATCTTGTTTAATCTGCTCTAATAGTTTTTTATATCTTGGATTCTCGGATACCTTAAACTCAAATCCTTCTATGTCGAAATCAATGACTTGAGGAGTTACTCCATCAGCTGGAACCACATCAGTGTCTACTAATTCTGGAGCTTCAGCGTATGGTAATCCTAATTCTTTTGCTATTTGTGGTCTTTGTTCTATTGGGAATTGTTGTAAGTAATAACCACCTTGTCCTATTCTTTCAGCTTCAGCTTTTTGTCTAGCAACTTGTGCATCAATTAGGCTGCTTTGTAAATCTTTGTTTCCAGCTGCGGCTGTATAGAACTCTTTGCTCATTCCGGGAACAAGTTCTTCTAAAGCAGCTATAGTCATTTTTTTCTGCTTTTTCTCTTCTTGCTTATCGGTAAAATCCTTGACAGCTTGATTCACACTGCTCGCTAAGTTCACAGCAGCTTGTTGCTCCAAAGCCCCAGCTTGAATCGCGGGGCTTATATCTAGTTGAGATAGTCTAATTGGTGTTGATCCTCGTAACATAACTTAAAATGGTAAACCGCCCAATCCTCCACGCATTATATCTATTTCTCTTTGCATCTGTGATGGGCTAGGTGCTCCAAACAATCCAAATACGCTAGTTGCTGGGTTTCCAGTTAATCCCCCACCACCGAAATCTAGACTACCTAGCTGGCTACCTAGTGTACTAAACATATTTCCTAAGATAGCTCCACTAGACGCAGTGCCTTGAGCTTGTGCTAATCCTTGTCCGAGAATTGCTTGTGCTTTTCGTAAATCTTCTGCGGATCCTAGATTAATCGCTTGTCCGGGGTCTGTTACTTGTGGTCCAAGTCCAGCAGCTAAGAACGTACGTTCCTCTACAGAAGGTGCACCAAACATAAATTGAAACGGATCTACTCTAGCTTGCCCAGCTGATACCAAAGCTCTTTGACGTGCACCAGAGGCTTCTTGTCTACGTGCTCTTTGTGCGGACTCTCTACCTAGAGCGGCTCTAGCTAATGTAGAAGCATCTCCTACTCTTCCCATTCTTTGACCTAATCCTAGTGCAGTTTGTTCAGCTGTTCTAGTGGCTTCTACTCCAAGTGGTCCAGCAGCTTCGGCTGTTAATCTTTCAGCTTCGGCTATATCCATACCAGCTAGCTGTGCTAATCTTGGGTCCTCTAAGGTTTCCCTAATATCTGCACCGTATTCACCCAATAAACCTAACTGACGTAGCTTTGATTCCTCTTGAATGTCACGAATGCCACGAGCTCTAAGTTCCGCTAATTCTTGAAACTGTGGAATTAATTCAGCTTCTCTACCCAAGATAGCACCCATTGCTTGTTTGCCATAAAGACCATCTCCGTACTGTTGTGAGATTATATCCTCCGGGGATCTAAATTGAGCGTAAGCACTTGCTAGTGCTTGTGCTCTTTTTTGAGCTGCTTTTTTAGCCTTTTTACTTCCAAATACACCACCTAAAATATTACTTCCTATTGAAAAAGCTGTGCCTAGATCAATGCATTTGATCGCTCCAATCTTAACGAAGTAATTAAAGATAAGATTATCTAAAGGTCTAAAAAATTCTATTAAAAAGTTTTTCATTTTAAGCTGTTCTTCTGTATCTGTATACTACTATATACGGTTGTAAATTGTTGTGAGGTTCATCATTTCCTTCTATTTCTGGGAATGCAGCATCTTCGTTTCTAAGTCCGGGTTCACCAACTGTAGTATCTAAATCTCCCGCTGAACCAGCACCATTAGAATTTTTTCTAAGAAGGTAATTATGACTATCGTAAGTATTCCTATTAGGAATGTGGTCGTGTGATGGAATCTCACCAATAGTAAGCGTATGAGTCTTAGCACCAGTTGTTCCGTTTGTATTAGTTCCGCTTCCTATTGCATCAAAATCATCATCTCCGGAATCAATACCAACTGTAACTTTACCACTACCATAAGCTTCCCAAGTTCCAAATCCTATTTTTGTTTGGAAAGCTGCGGCTGTACTTTCTTCTGTTGTCTCTAATATAATGCCGACTGGATGTATTGAATCCTTTAGAGCAGTAGAAAATTTAACTAAGTCTACTTCACCGTCTTGAATCTGTAATTGACCAGCTGATGTAACCTCTAATCCGCCGCCTTGTAAGCAAGTACCAGTGCTACCAGTATAGTTTACTGCAACCTCTGAAGTATTTGTGAATGAAGCCGCATCTACTAGATTATCTAGCTTTCCAGATGTTACTTGTTCTGTTGGACCAAAGTCGGTTCCTTTTACTAAAATAGACATATCTTTATGAAATTATTTATTACTATTGTACACTACTTGTCGAGCGGAACGTCTCAGCTCCGGCGATTTTAAGAGATCTAAATCTAGGTCTACCTAGAATGCTTGTTAAAGTCATTTGTAAGCCGTAGGCTCTTTTGTTTCCAATACGTCCTCTGACGGATACATCCTCGTCTGGTGCTATCACTCCGCCGACATAATCACTAGCATTCTTGAGATCAAGAGCCGGCTCGGAATCTAAATTTTCTGTTGTAGCAGCTATAGAAACATCTGATGAGTTATCTGGACCGGACTGCAAATGAAGCTCGAAGTTATTGAACTTCTTGCGGTCTATTGAACCTAATGTAAACATTCTAGTAGTGGCTGAACCTTGAACTCTAGTTTCTTTCTCTGTAGTGCTACCAATATCTGTGATTACTCTATCGATACCATCCGCGAATACCTCTAGTCTATGGATACCACCGTCTGTATTTGTTACGTACACTCCTCTTTTTAAACCTTTACCAGCTACCAATAATTTAGTGAACTCAAAGGATGAGAAAGAATTACCATCTGTGTCTACATTATTTACAGTATCTATAGACTCCCAGCTTTTATTTAAGAAGTTATAAATCAATAAAGTATTATTTACTGTAGAGGTTCCAGTAGGAACGGCTAAGTAATATTTGTTATCGAAGTATACAGCACTAGCTTTGTCTACGTGTGCTTTGTTTATTGTATCTATTGTCTTTTGAATACTTTCAGATAGTGGTACTTCATTTCCGCGAAGGTTATATAAGTCCACGAAGCTAAGTCCGTAAACACCGTTATCTGATAAGAATATAATCTGATTACCAACTTGAATCACTGAGTTTCTGGCAGTTAATCCAACTTCATCTGTAAGTAGCTGAGTCTGAAATCCACCCAAGTCTCCGTTTCCTACTACGATATGAATACTGTTTCTGTTAAATACAACTAACTTATCATCAGAGAAAGATAACATACCTACGTTGAAATCGGACTTACCAGCGTTGAATCTAAACTGTCCGTATACTTGGTCGTATGTATCAGTATCTAGAATATCTGATATAAGAATCTCATCGAATATTTTTCGATCCGAATATGTATCAAATGGGTCATCTACGCTGTAGCGATAAGGAACCGCGAGTCTGCGTTGGTGATATACACCGTACTCCGGTGCTGGCATATGAGTAAATCCTAATCCTTCAGAAACTTTACGAGCAAATACCGGTGTACTTGTTAAACTTTGTCCATCTGTGACGTGGGTACTTGTCTTAGATGGGTCCAAATAGAACTCGAATCCAGCTGCTAGAGCTAGAGTTTCATCTCCACTAATTGTAGTAGAAGGATTTTGGGGAACATAAAATATTATATTACTTCCACTTACCTCCGAAACAAATCTTTTTCCGTCAATCTTTGTGTCGCCAAAACCAGCTATTGTAATCGGATCTCCAACATTTTTTCCGTGACCGGCTGCTGTAGCTGTAACCTTATATAATCCATCAAACTCGCCACCACTTATAAGTGAGGCAGTAGCAGCCGTTATACTTGTTGTAGAGCCAGCGGTAAATACTTTAGCTATCGTTAATCTTTCTCCGATTACTAAACCAGATGTTTGGTCCGCCGAAAGTGTTTTGTCTCCTACTACTGAAATAATATCTCCTTGAGATACTCCATCTGTTTGATGTACGATTCCTCTGTTTTCAATCAAAGCGAACTCACCAGCTGCACAAACAATCTGAGTGGGCTGACTGTACTCTCCGCTATCCACTTTATCTAAAGTAGGTTCTGTATTAATATTTGTAGCGGATAAATCCTTTTCAAAGGGTGTATCTCCTTTTCGGAATATAATCAACTTATTAAATGCTTGAACCATTTCTACCGGAGATGAAATAGTAGCACCTCCGGGGTACGCTAAATCATACGTAGTACTAGGGTCTGATACTTTGATTGCTACAGCTTTTGTATTAGCGGCTAAAATAATGTAGCTTTCGGATTCATCATTTGGATCAGAGAAGATACAAGAACCATATACTTCATTAACAGCATCATCATTTAATTGTGGCTCTGTTCCGCCGTCATCTAAATCAAAAGGTAAAGTCAAAGCTGATCCACCAGCAATCAAAGGTGCTTTGATATTACCAATACCTTTACGAGTTTGCCACTCGCCGTTTTGAGCCATTCTACCATTTTGGCTATCGAATAAAATACCAGACGTTAACTGGTCTGGGCGTAGACGATTATTGAATCCAATGAATCCACGGTCTAGCTCTTCCAACATTCTGTCATCGAAGCGAGTATATGTATCGTATCTCGCCATCTAACAATCCCAAGCTCTCCTTGACCAATAGTTAGCGGACATCTTTCCTTTACCTTTGATGCCAGCACTGCGAGCACAGTAGCTTTTCTTACGAGCTGGTATATTCTTTTTGATTTTCATATTCGCATCTCCGAAACGAATAATCTTTTCTTT